GTTATCTTCGTGATGATTGATGGAGTACATAAAGAAGAAATCAGAGAAATTAAAGAACTTAAATCTTTATAATCCTAATATTTCTATCTCTGCTTTTGTAGGGGTAAAGTTACCATTTTCAATGTTTCTTTTGATGACATCTACTGGTGTAGCAGATATGGCATTAGGAAGTATAGAATGGTTGCATCTATAACCTCCAGCGTAAACAAATATTGTCTTGCTATCAGTTGCTGGTATTTTACCATCCCATTGCTTTAAATCTCCCCAAGCTTCCACTTCTTTTTTATGGTAGTATTTACCGTTACGAGTAATGCAGAATTGTCTTGAATCTTCAACAAGGCCACCTCTATAAGCATACCATTCTACATCTAAGTCTTGAGCTATGTTATTAGTATATCCTCTGTCAGCTACTGCGAAGGTATCAAAAGCCATTTGTTTAGCATAACGATACAATCTACCCTCTAACTTGTTTCCGTTGATTGTACCGCCTTGTATGGCTTGGCTGATAGCTTTAACTGTCTTGCCGTAGGCATCTCCAGCAACTACTGCATCTGTTAAGATATTCTTTACTGGATTGTATAGATTAGAAGTTAAATAAGCTTGTCCAGCCATTAATTCAAATGCTTGTTGTCTGCTTACCTCTAATGCTTTTAAGTTAAATGAAGATACCTCAAACTCTCCAAAAGCTTTCTTAAAGAAGTCATTAGTTATCTTTGCTTGTTCATCAAATTCTTTTAAGAATACTGAAGTAAGCGAAAGGTATTCTGAAGCCTTAAATATCTTTTTTAAATCATCGTTAATATCTTCAATGATTGATAAGTTAGCTTGAGTTCTTTTTATGTTTCCGTTCTCATCCCTCTTTAAGTTTTCTAAAGAATCCAACATCTCCAACATAATCTCCTTCTGTGTATCTTTTATACCATTTGTATAAAGAGTTGGAATATCATCTAACCTTGATAATTTAAGCTTTATGATTTCTTCTAAAGTCATTATTGAATCATTGAATCAATACCTTGTACTGATACATTATTACTTTCAGTTATTTGATTAGCTTTTAATTTAGCCATATCAATTATCTTAGTCTTTTGTACCTCGAATGGTTGCGTTAAGAAGTCTGGTTCTAAAGCAATCATTTGGTCAACAAATGACATAAATGAATCGTGTAAGATAACTTCATATCTTTCTGCAAGACCTTTAGCTTGTCTTAACATAACCTCATCGCCACTTAAAACTAATAATCTATCTGTATTAATCATTAATTCATAAACAGCAGTTGTTTTAGCATCTGTGTAGAATACTGATTTTAAGTATCTGAATATCTCTGCGTGAATCAATACTGCTGGAACTTGGTTTTTAACCATTTCCGAGATAGTCATTAAAATATCTCTTTCAGTTCCAATATCAAAGCTTTGTGGATATGCAATAGAAGGCTTTACATAATCATCCTTGTAACGCATCCATCCAATAGCATTGATGATAAACTCAAATGTTTCAAATGCAGTATGTGCAATAGGCATAATAAATGCAAATGCAGCTTTATTGTCTAATACAGTTCCAGTAGCAGTCATATTCTCATAACCCTTAATATCAGAGCTTGAAGTCTGCAAGTGAAGAATCTTACGAGCCTTCATCTCGGTTTTGTCAATAGATTCCTCTAAGAATTGTAAAGTATGAACTTCTGGAGAAACATATTTTAATGGCTCTTGTGAAGAACGCAATTCACTTTCATTTTGTCCTCTAACTTCTGGCTTAATTAACATTGTTTCCAATGGGCCTAAACGAGAAACTAAACCAACACCGTGGCAATTAGAACAAGTGTGAGAATGATAATTACCATCTTCATCATTGAATCCTATGATACCATCACTACATCTATTTCCATTTTCTTCAAACTCACAAATATCTCCCAACATAATTGTAGCTGGGAATACGCATTTAGCAATACTTGCTTGTTTGTAAGCACTATTCTGTGCAACTAAATCTAATAAGTCAGTAGCAAATAAGAAAGGAGATTGCCATAATACTTTACCTTCGTAAACTACTGGAATACCTCTTAAACGAGTAGCTGGGACTTTACCCCAACCGTGATTGTAAAATAAAGTAATCTCAAATTGATTATCTACATATTTACCTACTTGTTTACAAAACCAAATATTTTGGTTATCATAAAACTCGTAGATTCTACCTTTTTCTCTTTTACTTCCGTAATATTCTACAATAGATTTTTCTTCTGATTCTACAATACAACAATTTGTATCAAATCCAACTACTTGTCTTGATGTAAAATAATATGGTTGTGGCTCAATAAGTTTATTTGAATCTAAAACATATCCACCATTATCATCTTCAAGCATTTCAAGAGAATCTGGTCTAATAGCAATAACACCCATTGCATCTTTTAATTGCAATGCAAACATTACTTGTTTAAAGAATGATTCTAATGAACCATAATCTCTAATGTCATTATCTAAATATTTTTGGAATGTTAATCCAGCTTGTTCGTATTGTGGTGCATCTAAACCAAAGTGAATACTCCAATTTTGGTCGTGTGTAGCACGAAGTACAGTATTTAAGAAATCAACGAATACTGGTTGCGTAACATTTTTATAGTTATCTTGCATCCAACGAGCTGCTTGTTCAGTTTGATTAGGTGCTCTCTTTGCAAACAATCTTGCTGGGAAACAGTTCTTCTCACTATGAACTCTAATAGCTTCATAATCCTCAACTGATTCATCATAGCCTTCAAAATAGTCTGGTAGTACATCTATGTATTCGCTACCGAATAACATAGCTACATCACTATTGTAAGCTCTTTGTTTGCGTTCTCTCTCTGCTTCAATAGCAAGAGCAGAAACACGCTTAATCTTAGCTGCAATTTCTTCTATACTGTACATCGCTTATGCTGCTATTTTACTTCCTTTGTAAACCATTTCTTCGTGAGATGTACTCATACATCCTTTACCTTTACGACAATTAGTGATACTCGGTCTAACTAAATAAGTTTTAGTTTTAGGTTTTTTTATTTTCTTAGCCATTGTAATTAGATTTAAAACATAAAATATCATACTGTTCTCCTTCCATTGGGAGATTTGCATATAAGTTCCTACAAAAATAACCTAATTTATTAAGAAAATCGAATATATCTTGTGGTTTTTTCCCAAATTTCTCTAAAGTTCCTCGGTTTATTTCAATTAACATCAAAGGTTCAAATTTCTTTATGGTTTCAACAGCACCTTCTAAGACATCTAATTCCCAGCCTTCGCAGTCTAATATCATAAAGTCCATAGAATCTAACTTGAGTGAATCAAGTGTTATAACATCTATTTGAGAGCCTTCTACACATACACTTGCACCTACATTTTCATTTTTGTTAATATCTACTTTGCCCTTTTTAGAGCCAATAGCACAATTAGCTAAAGTAACATTATCCCAATATTGAGAATTATGTTCAAGACATTCAAATGCTTCTGGATTAGGTTCAAAAGAAATAACCCATTTACCTAAGTCTTTTAGGAAAGCTGTATTATCCCCTATAAAAGCACCTATCTCTACTATGCTCATATCTTTACGAAGATAGTATTTAAGCTCTTGTGCTAATGATTTGTTATGGATTAATGAATTGTGTTGCTCAACCCACTTACTAATGTGAGTGTCATTCTCTAAAACTGCTAAATCGTTTCTTAAGATTTTCATAAATGTTTGTTTAGTTCTTGTTTATCTTCTTCTGTTAAGCCACTCCAGCTCCAAAATTGTTTTACTGGATGATGGGGAATAGAATCTCTTGTATTTACAAAATTATACTTTTCTTGCTCATATTCAAAAGCATAAGCACCAATCATATTAAATTCGCTGAATTGCCTATTTTTAGCCCTTTTAAGCTGATTTAAGAACTTGTCTGAATAACTTAACCATAAACCAATTAAAGTGCTTCTATGGTACACTAATCCATTCCTACGCATAAACTCATATTTGACATCTAAGCCAGTTGCTTTATCAGTAGCTTCCTTCCAAAACATTACTTCTGGAATATCCTCATAAGGGGTCATTAGCATATTTGGTTTACCATCAGTAAAGAAATCCTCTGGCTTTGTAGGCTCTGTAAAAATACAATCAGAATCCATAAATAATATAAACTCTGAATCAGTATAATCAAAAGCCCTAAGCTTAATGTATTGTTGATATAAGTAACCATCAAAATTAGGCTTACAATAATGTACAACCTCTTTGGTTAATCCCCAAGATTCAATCTCGGATTTGCAATCCCAGTCTGCAACAATTAACACTTCAAACCCACTACCATACTTATCTATTGATTTAAGACAGTATTTAAGCCATTTGAGGTCGTTCTTCCAAGTCTTTATAAATATTACCATTTAACATTTTCCATTATGTAAGCATAAATTAAATTGTTTAATTGCATTATACTTCTTGTCCTTACAGAGTGTAAATGTTTAAACTCGTGGCCTAAAGCTTCCCATTCTTTTGCAGAGTATTGAACATTGTGAAGTCTATGGAAAGCAAATGGCTCTCTAAGGAACTTAACTGGTATATTAGCCTTCATAAGCGAATAAGGAACATGGTAATCCCACCAACAAGCTCCAATAGCAAATTCTGACTTTGGTATCAAATCTATGTAATTTTTATGAATAAAGAATACATCTATACCACTTTCAAATACTTTGTTATCGTTTATGTCATTAATGAAATCTCTCCTTTTAACAATAGTTGCTCTATGGGGTAACTTTTCAATAATCTCTGGTAATAATGTCCAACTATCATTTAGGATAATATCAGAGTTAATAAGACAAATATCTGTGTCATCTTGGGTCTTAGCAAAGTCCAATAAAGTATCTAAATAGATTAAAGGCCTTCCAAACTTATGCTCTCCACTTATGCTTTCTATAAAAGTTACATTCTTGTAGTTGTCTTTGAGAATAGCAATCTCATTAGAGTTGTTAAACGAATATACTTTAAGCCCTAAATTAACCCAAGAGTTTATGGCTGTTCCTTGTATATCTTCGTTGATGTGTTTTGGGGAAATTGATGTTAATGCAATCATTTGAAATTCAAGTGTTTATCTGTCATTATGTAAGGAACTTTATAATCGTGAGCTATGCCTTGGTTAGAGCAATATACTCTCATAATTCTATCGTAGTAGTCTATGTATCTTTGTTTAGTTTCTTTTCTACCTATTCCGTTTCCGTAAAGCGAAAGTACATAAAATTTCTCTCCTAATTCAGTATAACTTTCTGGAGCATAATAATTACCAAAGAATATAGGCTTAATATCTATTGTTGGGTCTATTCCCATTTGTGCAAATGTAGCACTATAAAACAACTCATCTGGAATAGTTCCTCCCCAAGTTACAATCTTATCCAACTCAATGCCTTCTTTGTAGTTAGCTTCAAGCTTCTCAAAGTATTCTTTACATTCGTTCTTTTT